CGTCCATCGCACAGTTATCAGACATGGTGATAGGGCTAGAGCGAAACGGTCAGGCTGATGACCCTATAGAGCGCAACACGACTAACGTCAGAGTGTTGAAGAATCGCTTCTGCGGCACTACAGGCAAAGCAGGTGGGTTGTTATTCGACGCTAACACTGGTAGAATGAACGAAATTAGAGAGGAAGCCCTGTAATGAGATGTTTAGCGTGTAATAAGGCATTAACGGATTTTGAATCTACTAGAAAGTCAGTACAAAGTGGTGATTATTTAGATATGTGCAATGGTTGCTACTTTTACACCGACAATGAAATAAACACGATCGACAGAGAAGACCTGCGGTCTGAATCAGATAACATACTGGAGAGCCAAGAATATGAGCAAGATTGGAAGCTGGGTAATTGACCTACAAGAGTGTAAAGCTCAAATAAAATATACTAACCCTTACGACAAACACAGCAACAAAGAAACTAAAGCGAGTCAGTATTATGTTGATTACACTAGATATAGAAACCAACACTAAGCACGATACGATTTGGTGCGTAGTAACTGAAGAAGTACATACAGGGAATATGGCTGTACACACTACAGCAGAGACTCTGGAACCTCTTCTTCGTGATGCTGTAGGCGTGATTGGTCACAACATAACAGGCTTCGACGCGCCAGTTCTTGACAAGGTGTGGAAACTATGTGTGCCAAATAACAAGCAATTGGATACCCTAGTGCTCAGTAGACTGTACAATCCCTCGCTGGAAGGCGGTCACAGTTTAGCTTCTTGGGGTGAGCGTTTTGGAGATCCTAAGATTGACTTTAGCGATTATGACGGTGGCTTGTCAGACGAGATGATAGAGTATTGCAAACAAGACGTAGCACTCACCACTAAGCTTTACAAAAACATAACCAAATGCCTTAAAAACGAGGGATTCAGCGAACAATGCGTAGATTTAGAAAAACAGGTGTCTATCATTACGGCGCAGCAGGAACGAAACGGCTTCATGCTCAACGTAGAACAAGCCAGCTCGCTCTGGGTAGAACTGAACTGGAAGATGCTACAGATAACAGCAGACCTACAGAAAGTGTTCCTACCAATAATCGAGGAGCGTTGGAGCGAGAAGACAGGAAAACGCCTAAAGGATAAGGTAACAGTGTTTAACGTAGGATCTCGCAAGCAAATAGCTGAGAGGCTTCAGAGCGTAGGTGTAAAGTTTAAGAAAAAAACAGACAAGGGCGCTATCATTGTTAACGAGAAGGTCTTGGAAGGTATCGACATACCAGAAGCTAAGATGATCTACGAGTATCTAATGCTTCAAAAGCGCACCGCACAGATAGATTCTTGGTTATCCTTTCAGAAGGACGGCAGGGTCCACGGTAGAGTGATTACCAACGGTGCAGTGACAGGACGTATGACGCATCACAGCCCTAACATGGCTCAGGTGCCGTCAGTGTCAGCACCATACGGTACAGAATGTAGATCTTTCTGGACTGTGCCTGAAGGCAGCAAACTAGTCGGTATTGATGCCAGTGGTTTAGAGCTACGTATGCTGGCACATTACATGCGTGATGAGAACTACACCAACGAGATACTGAGCGGTGACATTCACACAGCTAACATGAAAGCAGCAGGACTCACTGACCGTAATCAGGCTAAGACATTCATCTATGCTTTCCTGTATGGTGCAGGAGCAGCAAAGATAGGTCAAATAGTCGGGGGTGGTTATAAGGAAGGTGAGAAGCTAATAAACTCTTTCCTTCGTAACACACCAGCACTAGACAATCTTAAAAAGCGTGTAGCAAAATTCGCCAGTAGCGGTACATTGCCCTCGTTAGACGGCAGACGCTTACGAGTGAGAAGCGAGCACGCAGCATTAAACACATTGTTACAAGGAGCTGGTGCTGTCGCAATGAAACAGGCACTGGTGTTATTAGTACACGCGTTAGACACGTACAGGATACCGTACAAGTTAGTAGCTAACGTGCACGACGAGTTCCAGATAGAAGTACCAGAGTTCTTTGCACACACTGTAGGCAAAGCAGCAGTCAAAGCCATCAGAGATGCAGGCGATGTGTTGGAGCTACGCTGCCCTCTAGATGGTGAGTATAAAATAGGAAACAATTGGGCTGAAACTCATTGACAAAACCATATTAAAAATGGTATAATATACATAGATCAGTTGTGATCTAAAACAGCAAGTAAACGCAATATTTCAATCAAAGGTGATAGCATGAACGAAGCAAAACCAGTAACAGTAAACGCAGACATGATGTGGTCTAACCTTAACGAAGTGAACCGTATGTCAGGTAAATTTCAAGTAGATCTAGCTCAATTGTCTAAAGCAGCAGTAGAAGCTCTTGAGATGCAAGGCTTGAATGTACGCAGCAAAGACGGTCAGGGCAGCTTCATTACCTGTAAATCTAGCCACCCTATCCGCATCTACGACACAGACGGTGCTGAGATTAAAGGCATCCTGATAGGCAACGGCTCTAAGGCTAAAGCAGTAATCAGCACCTATGACTGGAAATCACCAGCGGGACAAGCAGGTCGCAGTCCTACACTTCTAAAGCTAGTAGTGACAGATTTGATTCCGTACAGCGGTGGTGAAGTAGAAGCTATCGAAGTTAACATGGACGAAGCTTTGTGATTTTAATTGATGCAGACATTCTGGTCTACCGTGTAGGCTGGTCGTGTAATGAGAAGTCTGAGAGCGATGCCATCAACAAGATGGACGATTTAATTGAAGACATCCTAGGTCAGCTCAGTGCTGATAAAGAAACCTCACACTATGTTCTGTATCTAACTGGTCGTGGCAATTTCAGGACAGAATATGCCACTACCGCCATCTACAAAGGCAACAGAAAAGATAAGAAAAAGCCAGTACATATTCAGGTACTAAGAGACCACCTTATCGACAACTGGGCTGCTGTTGTCACCGAAGGCGAAGAAGCAGATGATGCTATCGCCATTGCAGGAACGAAGCACGGTGACAAAACTATTATGGTTTCTCTGGATAAAGACTTTGATCAGATTCCAGGATGGCACTATAACTTTGTAAAGAAGAAGCGTTACTACGTAACTGAAGAAGAAGGTATGCTGTTCTTCTACCGCCAGATACTGATGGGTGATCGCATTGATAACATCATAGGCATCTACGGCATCGGTGAGAAGAAGTCAGCTAAACTGTTAGTGGACTGTGTTACTGAGCAGGACTACTACAGCAAGTGCGTAGAGTTGTATGACGGAGACGAAGACAGAGTGATAGAGAATGCTAGGATGCTCTGGCTTAGACGCTACGATGGCGAGATATGGAGTTTCAAAGGTGAGAAATAACGGAAGATGGACAGAGGCGAGGTTTAAGTCTTTCATCATCTCAGCACTGCGAGGCGCTCACGGTAAATGGGGCGTTAAGCACGATGCTAAGAAGACAGCTTGGGTAGAACGTGGTAAATACCAATGTGCTAACTGCAATAAGATTGGACCAGCCACACTACCGCCGCTAGAAGGACGAACTCGTAAACGTAACAACGCAGCAGTTGATCATATAGATCCAGTAGTTAACCCTGAAGTCGGCTTCGTAGATTGGAACACCTACATAAGCAGAATGTTCCTAGAAGCGTCAGGCTATCAAGTGTTGTGTTACAAGTGCCATGCTGAGAAGACAGCAGTAGAGCGCAAGAGGCGAAAGAAATGAGAGATTTAACTGTAGATTTATTGAAAGAATTGTTTGACTACAATAAAGAAACTGGTGATTTGATTTGGAAAGTAAAAAGAAGGGGAATAACAAACGGAGCTGTTGTAGGTTGTGCGACAAAGGACGGCTACAGACAAGTGAGGATCAACAACAAAAGTTATTTAGCACACAGGGTTGTTTTTTTACTGCACAAAGGATACTTACCTAAAACACTAGATCACATTAATGGAGATAGGGCAGACAACCGTATAGAAAATCTACGACCTGTTACTGTAAATCAGAATCAACACAACAGGAAACTAAATAAGAACAACACTAGCGGTCATAAAGGAGTCAGTTGGTGTAAACTCACAAATAAGTGGAAAGCCGCTATCAGACTAGAAAGCAAAAGAATTCACTTAGGTAGTTTTGACAATTTAGAAGAGGCTGCTGAAGTAGTTCGAGCAGCACGAGAAGAGCTACATGGCGACTACGCTCACCACGGAGATCAACAATGACTAAGCATCTAGTAATACCAGACACACAGGTTAAACCAGATCACCCTATTGAGCATCTACGTTGGGCTGGTCAGTACGCAGCGGATAAGAAGCCAGACGTTATCATCCACATTGGCGACCACTGGGACATGCCGTCACTGAGCAGCTATGACGTAGGTACACGCAGCTTTGAAGGCAGACGCTATACCAACGACATCGCCGCTGGTATCGCAGGCATGGAAGCATTCATGGAGCCTATCAAGGAAGAGCAGCAGCGTCTGATCCGTAACAAAGACAAGCGCTGGAATCCTCGCATGGTGTTCACTCTTGGTAATCACGAGAACCGCATCGAGAGAGCTGTTAACGCTGACCCAAAGCTAGAAGGTTTGATTGGCTTTAAAGATTTTAAGTTAGAAGAGTTTGGCTGGGAAGTTTATCCATTCCTGGAGCCTGTGATCATTGACGAAATAGCCTACGCACACTACTTCACCAGTGGCGTTATGGGACGGCCTGTAAGCTCTGCTAAGCTGATGTTGCAGAAGAAGTACATGAGCTGCATTATGGGCCACGTACAGGACAGAGACATCGCCTATGCACGTAAAGCAGACGGTACTAACATGCTAGGGTTGTTTGCAGGCATCTACTACCAACACGACGAAGATTACCTAACACCACAGACTAACGGTAGCTGGTCAGGTATCTGGATGTTGAATGAAGTTGCTAACGGTGGTTGCGACGAACTACCAGTTAGTATAAACTACTTGAGAGATAAGTACGGAGACTAAGATGGCTCTCACATATTATGATTTACTAGGAAGAATGAAGCTGATAGACGAGATAACACTCATAGAGATACTAGAAGTAACCTCAGAAGAGTTAGTAGACTTGTTCAGCGATAGAATTAACGATAGGTTTAACGAATTAGTAGAGGATTTCGAAGATGAGTATTAATGACGCAACACGGTTTGACTGGGATCGAGCCGCTGGAAAAGTCGCTGGAAACTTAAGCCCAACACTGCTTGACAAGTACATAGAACTTGCTGATGAAGAGCAGCGATTGAAAGACTTAGAAAGACCTGTATATGAAGAAGAAGAAGAAGAAGAAGAAGATGTAGTTAATCACCCTCACCACTATAACGCTGGTATTATTGAGTGCATCGAAGCTATCGAAGAATCAATGTCCAGCGTAGCCTTTAAGGGTTACCTCAAGGGCAACTGCATGAAGTATCTCTGGCGTTACGACTACAAGGGCAAGCAGGTAGAAGATCTAGAGAAAGCAGGTTGGTACTTGCGACGTCTAACGGCTATGGTGACAGAGGAGAATAGCTGATGGCTACAGGGCAAACACACGGAGGCAAGGGTTCAGCTACCCGCCCCACAGACAAGAAGAAGTACGAAGATAGCATCCCAGCTGTTTTCGGCAGAGAAGAACCTTGTGGTTCGGAATTTCTACAAAGAGAAAAAAAGAAGGAAGTGAAGGGGAACGGGAATCAGACAATACTAAACAGCCGAATGCGAACCCCTGATGGTACAATGCTTGAGAAAGAGATAGACGCTTGTCTTAGGGGGGCGTGATGAAAGATTATCAA